AATTAGGTGCAGCGTTAGTTCCGTCAGCAGTTTGAAAATTACCGCTTACTGTTATAACTGCTCCTGTTATGTTACTAACAGTTTTTTTACTGACACTTCCATCTGGCATCATTACATTAAGAGTTCTTGTATAACCAACGGAATTCCCTGGTAAGTTAGACGCACTCGCATTGTCTACTGTTATTTGGTTCGTTCCATTAACAGCGAATATTCTTCCTCCTCTTCTGGTTCCCGTTTTTACCTGATCATTGATAGCAATGACCTGTCCTGGTCTTATAATTACTCCTGTATCAATAGAAACTGTGAAAGTAACTGTTTCAGTAAGAAGCTGCTCACTAAACCTTGTCCACTTAGCAAGTCTGTGTGCTTGACCAGAACTTGTACAGCCGTATGCCTGTATTTGTCTTTTAAGTATTCCATATTTTGCAATTACAATATCTCCACCTGCGTTAGTTGTTGCAGTTACATCTCCTATAGTTGTATTACCGACTACCCCTCTAGAGGGAAACTGCTCGTAAGATACTTTTCTTTGATTATTGTCATAATATTTTGCTATCACTAACGTTGCTCTATTTTTAATATCACTTCCTTCGTATGTAAAATTACCATCAATAACATTTGCCTGAGTAAAAATGTAAGCTGGTAGAACATCCTCTGTTGCACTGTAATCTCCACCATTTACCTGTGGTGCTGGTTTGTCCTGTGAAAGAAATAAACTACCAGCAGACCAATATGGCATTACACGCATATTGCTACAGATAGCATTAATCAGATCGTATGCTTTAAATTCTCTGTTTATTAATTCATTAAATGAAAATCTAGCCTCCTGATTATCTGTAAAAGTGCAGTTACCGTTTAAAGCAGTTGCATTTGGAGTTACTTTCAAAACTCTAAACCTACGTTTGCTCATTCTTCTAATTTTCAAAAGAACAGTTGTGTCTTGAGCGGCTGGCGAAGAACCAGATGTTCCAGAAGTAAAAGTGATGCTTATTAAATCGCCTGTTTGATATTTATGGTCAACAGTACAAGTGACTACACAAAATCTGTGATTAGCAGGCAAAGTCCAAGTGCCTGATTTTGAACCTAATGAATCTCTTGAATTTGTTACTAGCTCGCTATTGTATTGACTTATATTCCAAAAACTAAATTCATCCAGTGATGTTTCTGGTATAGATAGTCCATAGCGAGTATTTACAAGCAAATCATAAAGACACCACGCTGGATCGTTTGTATATAATCTTTGCCAAGTACCTCTTAAAGTACCGTTTGCAGTTATAGAAGTTCCACCTGACCAATTAGCCGATGAATTATAAGCAAGTCTGCCTGGCCTATTAGCATCTATCGGGTTGTTGTTGTCAGTATAAACTCCTTTTGGAACTGCAACTCTTGTTCCTCTGAGCCTGTAGTAACGTCTAGGGATAGAACTAAACGTTTCACTTGAAACTTGAAACCCAACTAAAGCCGTATCTGGATAAGTGTTTGGATCAAAAGTTATTAATTGATAGGAAAACCATTGAATATCGCTTTGATTTTTTGTTGTAGGATTATCAGAAATCCTTGAAACTCTAAGGTTTAAAGTAGTTGCAGTTGCATATCCATCTGGAACATTAAAGATATATTGCCTCTGAAATGGATCTCCTGTTCTACCGCCTATATGCCGATTGCCAGTGTTATTGAAACCAGTAGGAAATGGAGTTACATAAACACTATTGCCGTTCTGATCTAAAGTTGCACCAGCACCGCCTAAAATTTGATATTCAATCCTAAAAGTAACGCCTGTATTTACAATATCTCCATCATCTTCAAACTTTTGCAGTGAAGGTACATTAATGATTATTCCAATCTGGTCAATGTTTGGATATGCTGCTTTAGATATTTCTTTTACAACTGGTGTTTCTTTGGGTATGTTTGCATTGCCTACAGGAAATTCTTGTCGCAGTGAATGAAAACCGCCTATGAGACCTTGATTATTAGTTCCAACTCTTGAATTAATTACAACATTTTCAAAATTTACGTCATCTTCATCAAAATTTCCCTGATCGTTTAGTTCTGCATCAGCATCAACTATTGGCGTGTCATCTAAATAAACATCTTTTTGTGCAAGTTTATTATAATTTGTAGCTCCAAAAGCTGCACCTTCATCAAGAGCCGAAGGAAATCCTTCTATACGGCCTTCACAAATAGCATCTAATATCTTTGCACTGGCTAAACTATCTAGGCTATCTTCAGCAGTTTGGGGTGATCTACCTCCACCTCCCTTACCACTTCCTTTAGCACCGCTAATTATGTCTAAATCTTTTTCTTCCATTAGTTATCAACTACGTTAATTCCTGCTGAAATTACCACAGATCCAACCATTCGCTCTCCATATAAAATTGGAATTGGTAATCCTGCAACCGTAGTATTTACAGGGCTATTGAAAGCAAAACTATTATCTGGATCTTCAGTAGGTGTTGGTGGCACAGGCGATAACATCTGCGACACACCTCTTAATACCAACGCAATACCAATGTTTCCAACAGCAGCTTGAAATCCACTAAATCCTTTTGCTGCTGAAAAAAATCCTCCACTAAACTGAGCACCAGGAAACATAAAAGCTGCTCCTATTAAGGCAGCTCCAAGTAAAATAGACCCAAGTCCTCTTCCTTGACCGCTAATTACAGGTACAATTTTTATATCATGTTGACCTGTAGGAAAGTGTAATTCTTCTAATGTTTTTGGTTTTTCATTGACTAAAACTTTATAGTTTTTATCCAGCATATAATTTTCTACCCTTGGATAATTACCAATTAAACACTTAACGGCATCTGCTGCTGTGTGAACTTCAGTTTCAATTTCCTTAACGCCTACAAACTCAGCTAAGTCTCCATAAAGTTTAATTTTACGAGGGCAATCCGACATACCTAATAATCTTGCCTGTAATGCTTCTATAATACCTATTGTACTCCTCTTTGCACGACAATCTTCCCTGTGGATGATGTAACAACATATTATTTTCACATAAAACTGCAATATGGTTTAATTTATCCCCAGAAAAATTCATTAACGGACAATCATATAACTGTAAAGGTTCATCATCCTCTAACGCTCTAAAACCTCCTTTTTCATAACAATCTTCAAATATTGGATTAAAAGCAAAAATTTCTGGATCACTAGGTTTTTCAAAATCAATGAGATTAATATTTAATTCTGCTTTATAAAATTCTCTAACAAGTTGCCAACAGTTTGTATGCTCCCAAGTCCATGGTCTACCTAGTAAAGACTGTTTATATTCTTTTGGAACGAAGTCGTACCACTCTTCAGTATGTGGATTAACTATGTACCAATGTTTATTAGTTCTTGCTGCTGAGACCTGATCTGCTGGACTAGGATAAGCACTTGTAGTTGGGTGTGAATGTACTATTCCCTGTATTGCATCATTTCCAAATTCATCTTCAATATCTGCATAATCTGCTGGGCTTAAAATAAATTGATCTGTTGGTATCTGTGCTAAATTTTTGCATTTTTTATAAACTAATTTACCTTTTATGTTTACTAACAACCCACAGATTTCTCTAGGACTTTCTTTTAGAGCATCTTCAATAACTTTTTTCTGCCAATAAATCAATTATAGAAATCTCCAATAGCAGGAAATTCGCCTGGTAAAAATTGACGCTTTGGTAATTTAGTATTTATGTTATCAATAGAGGCAGCTAATTCAAAAGATACTACATCTCTTGTTTCAACTGATTTTCTAGCTATTTGAAATTCCTCAATAGGAAATTCCTGTGTATCATCTGGCGTACCATAAGGATTATTACCAGTAAAATTACTATTGGGTAAAAATTCAGCAAGCGTTCTTCTTCTCTTTAATGTAGCTCCAACTAAATCATTAGCAAAAGTTACTTCATTTACTGCATTTAGAACATTGGACATATTACCAATATTCACTGCGATGATTGCCAAATTACTAATAGTTAATTTAGGTCTCGGTAAAGATTGCGGATCGTATTTAAAACCACTGGCTTCTATAGGCATCCTGTAATATGTATTTCCGTTCCAAACGATACTGTCCATATTTGTTGTATCTTTTGTGTTGTTGTGAAATCTTATCGTTGTAATATCATTTCCACCAGGATCTTGTATTGTAGTTGTACCATGTAACACAGGATCTAAAGTAAGCTCAAACAGTTCAATAATTGGGCTAGGATTAACAGATTGTAAACTGGATACGGGTATTGGCATTATGAAGATGGCTCAAATACTTGCCTAAATGTAACCTGCACTCTTGCTCTGCCTAAAAAAGGTACATTCTTGTTGTAACCACGTTCTAAAACAAAATTCATAGCACTTTCACCTGGAACTGTATAAGTAAAATTTGCACCATCAACGGCTCTTTCGTCTAGAAAGTTGGTTAGTGTATCCGCATCAGCTTCGCTTACTTCAAAAGTTAAATTAAATATTTTTGCATTTTGATTAAGGCCAAAAGAAACTCGATGTTCATAGCCATCACCAAAAGAAACAACACGAGTATTTGGTGCGTTTGACTTCTTAAAGTTATATTTTGGTACAAAAGCTGTACCTGCTGCTGTGTTAGGTAGGTTGGCCATTAGCTATATAATATACCCCCAGGTCTTTTTTGTTGTATTAATTCTGCCTGTATAGCCTGTGATATTGCTTCTCCTAACTGCTCTGCTTGACTTCCATCTCCTTCTACAGACGATCCAGAGGCATCTACATTTACGTTGACGCTTGTTGTACCTCCAAGTGCATGGTTTGGTGTAATCATTCCAGAACGAGTTGGGCTAAATAATTCTGGGCCACGTTCTCCTACTACATACTTGCCGCCAGCTTTTACAGGACCACCATCTGCTTTAGGAAATATTCTTCCTAATAAACCTTCACCTGGTTTAAAAGTTCCTCCTATATTTCCAAAAATACCTAAATTAAGAAAAGAATTTGCCATATTTGCCAGTATGTTACTTAGTACCTCGTTTAGACTCTTAGCCCCTGTAATTAAATCCTTTAAGCCATTACCTATATCTTGAGCGATTGTATCTCGTAATTGAGTGAAAGCGTCTACTGTTTCGTTGGCAGCGTCATTTAAATTTTCAGTTTCTTTTACTAATTTAGTAGTGCCTTCAACAGATTCATCTATTTTATCTTTTTGTGCTTCTAAAGTAGTAAGTCTTGTTTGGTCTGCTTCACCCAATTCTCCTGTTCTTGCTTGTTCAGCAAGCAATAATTCTATTTCGGCATCTATAAGAGTTTTAGCTAAACTTGCTTCTTTTTCTAGGGCAGCAATGGTTTTAGCGATTGCAGGGTTTAGACCTTCTTCTCTAAGTTCCACTAATCTTTCCGCTTCCTCTTTTTCAGCTTCTAATGAACGTACCATGGAATTGAATTGTCCTGCCATTACTTCTGCTTGAATTATTGTGTTTTGTCTGATTGCAAATATTTTTTCTTCGGCTTCAAGAACATCTAAAGCAGCCTGTTTTCTAGCTCCTTCTCCACCTTGTCCTCCCATTGCTTCAATTTGTTTCCTTCTATCAACAAGACCTTGGGCTGCGGTGTCTCCTCGTGCTGCTGCATCCGCCACGGATCTAGTAGCTGCTGATGCTTCTAAACCTTCTTTTAATCCTGTAATATTTAAAACAAAATTAGCTATTCCTGCTCCAAGTGCATGTAACTGAGTTATGGCTAAAGACATCTCACTACCAAGTAAACGTGTAGTTTCACCAAATTTTTCCAGATTTTTAACTCCATCTTCTCCGATGCGAGTAGTCATTAATTGCATGGAAGCGTTGAAGGCTGCTGTCTTTCCTTCTGATTGTTCTATTAGTTTTATTCGTGCTTCCTCGGCTGAACCTTGTAAACCTAATGAATCTGTTAAAGCCTGACTGTTTTGGGTAAATGGACCCATAGCTTTACCTAATTCGCTCATTGCTGTTAGAGCTTGGTTTATTGATTGAACTAACGCTGTGGCTGCGATACCTCCAGCAAATCCACCCATCTGTCCGAACATTCCACCGATACCACCACCTAAAGCTCCTGCTGCTGCGGTTACTGGACCTTGACCAAATAACAGAGGAAAACCACCACTTATCATCGCACTTTGTGTGTCAAACCTTCTTCCTAAATTTCTAAACGTATTTGGACTAGATCCTGCTGGACCTGCTAATAATTTTCCTGTTCTTTTGTCAAAGTTAAGCCCCATGCTAGTTGGGCCCATTGCTGGACCTTGCATTGGCTGTTGTGGTCCAAATTCTGCTGCTGAAAATCCTGTAGGAGCACCTCTCAGCTTTTTAAGTCTTTTGGCTTGCTCTTCATGAAACGCTGGCGAGCCTGGTAAAGATTTAAAACCTTTAATGGGCATAGCATTAGCTTTAGCTATACGGAGTGCCTCTTTGTTAGCTGCATCGTAATAAGCTGGCGATCCAAATATATCTTTAGATCCCCTTACTGGTACTGCATTTTGTTTTGCTACATCTAATATAC